CGGGCTTCCTCGCGCATCATCTCTAGGGCGCGTGCCATCTCGACCATCCCGTCGGCCTGGCTCATCCGCCCGGACATCACCTCGTCCATCACCCAGTTAACCCGCTCCTGTGCTGGGCTGGTGTGGTCTCTCCACCCTTCGCTCATCGAGCTGTGTCCCATCCGTTCTTGTGCGCGCATGGCTGTCTCCGCCCCTTGTCCGGGGGTGCGCAATGCACCCGCTTCCTCAAGACCATGAATCGCTCTATCCGGGAGTGTAATCAACTCAAATAGACCATCTTTCCTGTTTATTTTCAATATGTTGAGGTTATTCAAAGCGCCATGGAAGGTATAAGTGAACGCGCCTATGCGACCCTTTCCGGCCTGTCGCGCGGGGCCTTGCAAAAGGCGCGCAAGACCGGCCGTCTGGTGCTTTTTGCCGATGGGTCGATCAACGCAGCCGCCTCGGATGCGCGCAGGGTAGAGATGACAGATCCGGATCAGCAAATGCGCTCAAAGGGTGGTTTTGGGGGTAGTGGCAGAGCCAGCAGCGAGGGCAATGCTGTTTCCGGAGCCGGTGACAGCACCTCCTATCTGAAGGCGCGCACCGCGCTGACGGTCTATCAGGCGCAGGAACGGCAGCTGTCGATCCAGAAGAAAAAGGGCGTTCTTGTCGACCGCGCGCGGGCAGAGACGCTGGTGTTTCGCCTTGCGCGCCAGGAGCGCGATGTCTGGGTCATCTGGCCCACCCGCGTGTCAGCCCTCATGGCCGCACAAATATCCGCAGAGATGGAGAAGGCATCGGGCGTGCCCGTGACAATCGAGACTGCGATCCTGCAGAGGGCGCTGGAAACCCATGTCCGAGAGCAGCTCATCGCCCTGGCAGACCTCAGGGTCTCGCTTGCATGATGAGGAGCAGTTTTGCGACAGCAAAACGCAAAGGTCCAGTGGACCTTTGCGAGCGACGAATGCCCGGAGCGCAAGCGAAGGGCTAGAACACGACGGCGATCTAACCGACGGCCTCGATCTCGCATTTGAAGGCGCCGAGGATATCCTGCGGCACTGGCGGCGCGGGATCCGCCCAGATCCGGACCTGACGGTGTCAGAGTGGGCCGACGCGCATCGCAAGTTGTCGTCGCGGGCTTCCGCTGAGCCCGGTCAGTATCGCACGGCCCGCACGCCTTATCTGCGCGAGATCATGGATGCGCTTTCGCCCAGTCACCCGGCGCAGCGCGTGACGTTCATGAAGGCCGCACAAGTCGGCGCGACCGAGGCTGGCAACAACTGGATCGGCTTTGTCATTCACCACGCGCCGGGACCGATGCTTGCCGTGCTGCCCACGGTGGAGATGGCAAAACGCACATCGCGCGGCCGGATTGACCCGCTGATCGAAGACAGCCCGGCGCTGCGCGAGCGGGTCAAACCGGCGCGGTCGCGCGATGCGGGCAATTCGATGCTGTCCAAGGAGTTTCCGGGCGGTATCCTCGTGTTGACCGGCGCAAATTCTGCCACCGGCCTGCGCTCAATGCCCGCGCGCTATGTGTTTCTCGACGAGGTTGACGCCTATCCGGCATCTGCCGACGAGGAAGGCGACCCGGTCACGCTCGCCGAAGCCCGCACCACCACCTTTGCGCATCGGCGCAAGGTGTTCATGGTTTCGACCCCGACGATCCGGGGGCTAAGCCGCATCGAGCGCGAGTTCGAGGCCTCCGACCAGCGGCGGTATTTTGTCCCCTGCCCGCATTGTAACCACACGCAATGGCTGCGTTTTGAGCGGCTGCGCTGGGCGAAGGGGCAGCCGGAAACGGCGGCCTATGTTTGCGCAAGCTGCGAACGCCCCATCGCTGAACATCACAAGACGCAGATGCTGGCATGTGGCGAGTGGCGGGCGACGGCGGTATCGGACAACCCGAATGCCATCGGCTTCCACCTCTCGGCGCTCTATTCGCCAATCGGCTGGAAATCTTGGGAACAGATCGCGCGGGACTGGCTTGCAGCCCAAGGCTCGGACGACATGCTGCGCGCTGCGCGCAACACGCTCTTGGGCGAGACCTGGACCGAGAGCGGTGAGGCGCCGGAATGGCAGCGGCTGGCGGATCGGCGCAGGGCTTTCCCGGCGCAGATCCCCGCAGGCGGGCTGTTCCTCACTGCCGGGGCCGACGTGCAGAAGGACCGGATCGAGGTCGACATCTGGGCCTGGGGCCGGGGTCTCGAGAGCTGGCTAGTCGATCACATCGTCATTCCGGGCGGTCCGGACGATCCGGCCTGCTGGGACCGGCTGACTGCACTCCTTGGCCAGACATGGGCGCATGAGAAGGGCGCGATCATGACGCTGGCCAAACTTGCCATCGACACCGGCTACGAGTCGGCTGCCGTCTATGCCTGGTCGCGCAAGCAGGGCGTAGCACAGGTGGCTCCCGTAAAGGGGGTCGAAGGCTTCAACCGGGCCACGCCGGTCTCGGGGCCGACCTTCGTCGATGCCACCGTTAATGGGCGCAAACTGAAGCGCGGCGCGCGGCTCTGGACCGTGGCCACCGCCACCTTCAAGGCTGAGACCTATCGCTATCTGCGTATTGAGCGGCCGTCGGCACGATCCACCTGCCAGACTGGGCCGACAGCGAGTGGCTCAAACAGCTGGTGGCCGAGCAGTTGGTCACGATCCGCGACCGACGCGGCTATGCCCGCCAGGAATGGCAAAAGATGCGTGAACGCAACGAGGCACTGGATATCCGGATCTATGCCCGCGCCGCCGCTTGGATCCTTGGGGCCGACCGCTTCGACGAGCGGATGTGGCGGCAGCTGGAGAAACAGGCCGGGGTGGAGACCGTCGCTATCACGCCGAACACCGCGCCTGAAAAACCAACAGCCCCGCAAGCTGGGCAAGTAACCACGCCCCGGCGACGCGGCTGGAAGATCAGCACACCCAAATACATGGAATGATGGATCCCAATGACTCTCGATGACCTCAAATCCCGCCACAGCGCACTCTTGGCTGCGCGTTACAGCGGCACGCGCAGCGTGAGCTATGACGGCAAGAGCGTCACCTATGGCTCGGACGCCGAGCTGGCCGCAGCGATCGCGGATATCGAGCGCCGGATCGCGACGCTGGAAAAGACAGCTCGCCGCGTATTGCGCCCCTTTGCCGTGAAGAACCTGTGATGGTCGCATTGAACTGGCGGCAGCGTCTCGGTGCCTTCATCGGTGGTTTCGACGCAGGCCAGCACCATCGCCGCTTACGCGGTTTCCGGGCTACGCGCGCACATGTCAACGCGCTGATCGCGGCCAGCGGGCCCGACATCACCGCCCGCGCCCGTTGGCTTGTGCGCAACAACGGTTATGCGGTGAATGCGGTCGAAAGCTGGGCCGCCAATACCGTGGGCGATGGGATCAAGCCGATCTCGAAAATCGCGGATGCCGCGCGCAAAGAAGAGCTGCAGCGGCTTTGGCTTGCCTGGACTGACGAGGCAGATGCCGAGGGACTGACAGATTTCTATGGGCTGCAGCGCCGCGCGGCGCGCGAAGTCTTCCTTGCGGGCGAAGTGTTCTTTCGCTTCCGCCCACGGCGCGCGGGTGATGGCCTGAGCGTGCCCGTGCAGCTGCAGATGCTGCCGGCAGAGATGTTGCCGCTGGAACAGACCGGCGTTGCCGCCAATGGCAATCCTATCCGCCAGGGCATCGAGTTCGACCGGATCGGGCGGCGCATGGCCTATCATTTCTTTCGCCGCCACCCGGGCGACAGCACCGATCCGGGGCTTGCGGGCGAAATCGTGCGGGTGCCCGCCTCCGAAGTGATCCATGTGATTGACCCAGTCGAGGGCGGCCAACTGCGCGGGGTCTCAAAGCTGGCTCCCGCCATCGTGAAGCTCTTTCTGCTCGACCAGTATGACGATGCCGAGTTGGACCGCAAAAAGGTCGCGGCGATGTATGCGATGTTCGTGACCTCTCCCGCACCAGAGAACCCCCTCGCGCCGGACGAGGAAGATGCGCCTGAAGGGATCGAAATCAGCCCCGGCCAGATCGTGCGGCTGGATCCGGGCGAAGATGTCACAGTGGGTCAGCCTGCCGACAGCGGCGGCACTTACGAGCCATTCCAGTACCGCACATTGCTGCAAATCTCGGCAGCACTGGGTATCCCCTATCCGTACCTCGCCAATGACATGGTGAAGGGCAACTTCTCGAATTCACGCCTCGCGCTGATCGAGTTCCGCCGTCGCATTTCGGCCTGGCAGCATTCGGTCATGGTGTATCAGCTTTGCCGACCGGTCTATGCGCGCTGGATGGATACGGCCGTGCTGTCGGGCGCGCTGACCCTGCCACGATACGAGGCCAACCGTGCCCGGCTTCTCGTCGCCGACTGGCTGCCGACAAAATGGGACTGGGTCGATCCGCTGAAGGACGCCAACGCCGAGATCGCCCAGATCGAGGCCGGGCTGAAATCCCGCACCCAGGCCATTGCCGAGCGCGGCTATGACGCCGAACAGGTCGACCGCGAGATCGCCGCGGAACACGCCCGCGAGCGCGCGCTGGGCCTCGATTTTCGCCGCCCCGGCTCGCCCGCACAAGGCGTGCAGGCAATGCCGGTCGAGGGCATTGACCCCGACCAGACAGATCAGACCGACGATGCGCAGGACCGCCCGCGCGAAGAAGAGGACCAGCCCTGATGCTCCACGCCCGAATTGCCGCGCGCGCCTTCAACACGCCGCTGCTCGTCGAACCTTCGAAAGCCATGGCGTTTCTGTCTGGCCTCGGCCCCCGCATCCTTGGGCGGCGGGTCGATCTGGTGGACGTGTCAGAAGGTCGCGACATCGACGCGGCTGCGGTACCCGCCCGCGCCAGCATCCTCGCGGGCGGGCTTGCCGACAGCTATCGCCAGCAGGGCGACGCGCCCTACACGCTGGTGGACGGTATTGCGGTGATCGAGATCGCAGGGGTGTTGATCCATCGTGGCGGCTGGATCGGGGCATCCTCGGGTCAGACCAGCTATGAAGGCATCGCCGCGCAAATCGAGGCGGCGGCGAGCGACCCGTCGGTGCGCGGCGTCGCGCTGGAAATCGACAGTTTCGGCGGCGAAGTCGCGGGCGTCTTCGACCTCGCAGATCGCATTCGTGCCATCCGGTCCACGAAACCTGTCTGGGCTTTCGTCGCCGAACACGCCTTCTCGGCCGGTTACGCGCTGGCGTCCCAGGCCAACCGCATCCTGCTGCCACGCACCGGCGCGCTGGGCAGCATCGGGGTGGTGGTGATGCATGCCGATCTCAGCGGCCAGCTCGATCAGGACGGTGTGCGCGTGACGCTGGTCCATTCCGGACGTCACAAGGTGGACGGCAATCCCTATGAGCCGCTGCCCGCGGAGGTGCGGGGCGACATTCAGCACGAGATCGACGTGCTGCGGTTCCTCTTTGCCGAAACTGTTGCGGCAGGACGCGCCGGGCGCTTGAGCCAGGAGGCGGCGCTCGCCACCGAGGCCGCCACCTACCGGGGCGCGGACGCCGTGATGGTCGGCCTCGCCGATGAGGTCACCGATCTCGGGCGTGGCTTTGCCAGTTTCCGGCAGTTGGTCGCGCGCGCGCCCTCCCCTTCACTTGTGCGCGCCCGGCGCGCGCCCCTTGCCCAAACCAGAAACCCGACCCAAACCCGAAAGGAGACCGCCATGACCCAAGAGATCGATGGTGATGACACCGCAGAGGACAGCAGCACGGATACGCAGGATCCGCGCGAAGGCCCGGGCGAACCCGGAGCCAATGCGGCTCCCGAAGCCCCGGCATCCGCCGCAGCGCCGGCGCCAGCGGCTGCGCCCATCGCGGCAGTTGCCCCCGACGCATCTGCCGCCCCCACGCTGGCCACGACACCGCCCGGCAATCTGGCCGAGCTGTCGGCGCAGCTTCGCCAAGAGGCGGCGGAGATCACCGAGATCGCCGCGCAGGCCGGCCGCCTCGGGATCGCCATCGATGCGGCCAAGGCGCTGCGTGAGGGCACTACGCCCGAGGCTCTGCGCCGTCTCGTCCTCGAGCGCGCAAGCGCCGCCGCCGACGCACGCGACATCGTCGCCGCACCCCCTTCGCCGGTCCTGCCGCACGCAAAGGAAAGCCCGATCGTCGCGGCCGCGAAACGCGCTGCGGCGACGGGTGCGCGCAGCTGACGACCCGGCCCCCACTCAACGACCCTCTGCCCGATTGATCCCCCGCACCTGATCCCCCTCCGCACCGCTTCGGCGGGGGATGTCTTTTGCCCCCTTCGCATGGAGACCCATCATGACTGTCCTGACCCAACCGCCCGGCATGGGCGACATCCTCAAATACGAGGTCAACCCCAACTACACCCGCGAGAGCGTGACCTTGCTGGCGGGCATGCCCTATCCGGTCGGCTCCGTGCTGGGTCGCATCAGCGCGAGTGGCAAGTACACCCTCTCGCCGGATGCCGGCACCGATGGCGCTGAAACCGCCGCCGCCGTGCTGCTCTACGCCGTCGATGCCACGCTGGCCGACGCCCTCGGCATTGTTCTGGTGCGCGGCCCCGCGATCGTTTCACGCGCGGCCCTCGCCTATGAGGCAACCGTCGCCGACGCGGCCAAGATCACCACCAAGCTCGGCCAGTTGACCGCGCTGGGCATCGCCGTCCGCGATACCGCCTGAGCGGGCCCGCCTACCCTCTCTCACCCCTTTCCCGGAGTTCACCCATGACCATCACCCGCAATCCCTTCGACGCTGGCGGCTATTCGCTGGCCGAGATGACGCAAGCCATCAACATCCTGCCCAACCTCTACACCCGCCTCGGCCAGATCGGCCTCTTTCGCTTCGAAGGCGTCACGCAGCGCTCGATCGTCATCGAGCAGCGCGCGGGGGTGTTGAGCCTGTTGCCCTCGGTGCCGCTCGGTGCCCCCGCCACGGTCGGCAACCGCGAGAGCCGCGCGATGCGCAGCTTCGCCCTGCCGTGGATCCCGCATGACGATGTGATCCTGCCCGCCGACGTCCAGGGGATGCCTGCGCTCGGCCTCTCGGATGCCGCTGATCCGCTTGTCGAGGTGATGAACCGCAAGCTGACTCTGATGCGCCGCAAGCACGCTCAGACCCGCGAATATATGGAGATGAACGCGCTGCGCGGCATCGTGAAGGATGGCGCGGGCACCACGCTTTACAATTATTTCACCGAATTCGGCCTTGATCAGATTTCGGTCGACTTCGTTTTTGGGACCGCAGGCACCAATATCCAAGGGAAAGTCCGCACCACCTTGCGCGCCATCGAGGATAATCTGATGGGCGAAACCATGACGACCGCGCACGCGCTGGTCAGCTCCGAGTTCTTCGACAAGCTGATCAGCCACCCCAAAACCGAGGACGCCTACAAGTTCTTCTCGGCCACCGGCGGACAGCCGCTGCGCCAGGACATGCGCCGCGCCTTTCCCTTCGCGGGGATCCTCTTCGAGGAATACAACGGCTCGGTCACGCTCTCGAACGGCACCTCGGAACGGCTGATTCCCACCGGCGAGGGCATCGCCTTTCCCATGGGCACCTTCGATACCTTCACCACCTATGGCGGACCGGCGAATCTGTTGGAAACCGCCAATACCATCGGTCTGCCGCTCTACGCACGCCAGATGATGGACACCAAGGGCCGCTGGATCGACCTGATGACCGAAGCCTCGATCCTGCCGGTCAACAAGCGCCCGCGGCTGGCAATCCGGCTCTTCAGCTCGAACTGAGGTGATGAGCGTTCCCTCGGGCCCGGCACTGATCCCTCTCCATGATCAGTGTCGGGGATCAGAGGGTGACTTCATACCGGGCCCGTAATTCTGCGATGTGCCGGGCCAACCAGCCGGTTGGTCCGGCATCCAGCCAGGACGACCATAAGTCCGGATAGGTCATCGCCCTGAACGCCGGGGTCGAGCCGGCGACCCGCGCCGCAAAATCTGCAATCTCCCGCCGGTGATCAGCGAACACGCGGTCGGCAGAGGGGTTGGCAGGCTCCCAATAGAGATAGAGCAGCGTCACCGGACGGCCGCCGAAGGTTCGTGCAAGGCCAAACGCGTGCTTGATCAGCTGCGCGGCATCCAGCCAGACGTAGTGGTCGGGTTCTTGGATCAATCGCAGCATCTCGCGGAAATAACCCTGTTCGCGCCGCCCGTCGCGGATTTGTTCGCCGTATGCGGGCGAGAAAGCGGCGCGATGCGGTGTGAGGTATTCCGTCAGCTTGGACTCGATCCCAGCGACACCATCGGGGCCGGTGAGCAGCACATCAAGGTTCGGAGCCCGGCCTCCCCGCAGACCGGTTGGGCATTTTTGTTCGAACCGGAGGGGTTCGAACGGGCCATGCACCGGCAAGGTCAGATCGGCCATCCGCCCCCGAAATGGCGCAAAGCAGTTCACCGCCAGGCCTGATGACGAATGGAGAGCACGGAACTTGGTCTGCAATTCGTTGCCGTCGCCCGCGCTCAGATCGGCCTCGAAATCGTCCGGCACCACCAGAGAAAGCAGCGTGTCGCGGAAGTCTGTCGCGTAGCCCTTGGCATCAATGGGAATGTCGGGGCGCTGACGCACAAACGCGTCACGAAGCGCAGAAAGCGCCCGAGGTCGAACCGGGCTCTTTGAAAGGGATTTCTGTTTCATGTTGGGAGTATAGCCGTGACCAGTGCATTTGCATCCGCTATTGCGGCGCTCTTCGCGGATACCAACATTGCGCGCGATGCGGTTTACATCTCCGAGGGCGGCACCCCGGTCCTTGTCCGCGTGGTTACGCGCCGCGCGGACGAGATCACCAGTTTTGGCGATGCCAGGCTCTGGTCGGAAACCACCCGCGTAGACCTGCGCGTGGCCGAAGTGTCGAACCCGCGCCCCGGCGATCGGATCGAGATCGACGGCGACACCTTTCTCATCCAGGGCGAGCCCGTCCGCGACCGTGAGCGGCTGGTCTGGACGGTTGATCTGAGGCCCGCATGAAACTGAAGCTCGACATCCATCCCGACATCGTCGCGCTGATGGCGGCCGAGGTGGCGGCCGGCGAACGTGCGGTGACGGCCGCCATGCGCGAGGCTGGCACTTCCCTGAAATCCGCCTGGCGCGGCCAGATCACCGGCGCTGGCCTCGGCACGCGGTTGGGCAATAGCATCCGCCTCGCCAGCTTCCCAAAAACCGGCGACAGCCTGAACGCGGCGGCGCTGGTCTGGTCAAACGCCCCGGTGATCATCGGCGCGCATGACACAGGGCCGTTGATCCGGTCAAAGGATGGGTTCTGGCTTGCGATCCCTACGCCAGCGGCGGGAAAATCCACGCGCGGCGGCCGGATTACACCTGGCGATTGGGAACGCCGCACCGGCCTGCGCCTGCGGTTTATCTACCGCGGTCGCGGGCCGAGCCTGCTGGTTGCCGAGGGGCGATTGAACACGAAGGGACGGGCCGTGGCGTCCAAGTCGAAAACCGGACGTGGGGTTACGACCGTGCCGATCTTCCTGCTGGTCCCGCAGGTCAAACTGCGCAAGCGGCTGGATCTGGCACGGGACGCGGAACGAGCCGTCGATGCCGTGCCGGGGCTGATCGTGGCGAACTGGGTGGAGGGAAAGCTGTGAACATCAGCGACTTGCGCAACTCAAGCGAGATCACTAGCCTGATCGCAAAGCGGAGTTTTCATATGCGCATCTTGCAGAAATCCCTTCCCGTCGCATTTGCATTTTGTTTTTCCACCTTGGCCTTCGCGCAATCGAACGAGGCCCTTCCCGCCGAGCTTGCTGCCATAGAACAACAGATCACTGACGTTCAGACGAAAATTGCGATCTATGACGGTGGGCTGATCAAAGGGTTGGCAGAAGCCCGGCTTGAAGCGTTGCTATTGTCGAAGACACTTATCGAGAACCGCATCTCGGCCACCGAAAGCGGTGCAACCGTCGAGGTGATCGTATCCGCAGTGCAACCCGACGAAGCGCGTGCGCAGCAACTCCTTGGAGAAATGGCATCGGCACAACAGCGTATCGACGAGGCCGAAAAGGAGGCGGCGCAGGGCGGTGGTCTCATGCAGGCGCTTGCCCTGAGCCGTGCTGAGACGGAGAAGCTCACACTGGCACAGCTCCAGATGGGTTACCTTCAAGCGAAATACGGAATTGCCTTCCCGGTTGTGGCGGCTCCAGCTGCTACCGCAGTCGGTGCGCCTGCTCCGGAGCCTGCTTCGCCTACGAACAGCGGAACACCGACCGTCAGCGCCGTCGCTTGGGCAGATCCCAATCACCCGGAAATCGACTATACCAGTGCCGCTTTTGAACGGGCTCACAAGGACGGTGATCGGATCGCCGGCTGGTGGGCGATCAAGACGGAACGAGCGGCTGTCGATGACAGTCTCCAGATCACCGCCGTCAACTACTCCGCCTACGAACCGTCGAACTTCATGGGATTCACGGGGCTGATTGCACGCTGTGTCGAAGGGGAAACCGCGCTCATCTTCGTGCAGGATGATTTCCTGATGTCGGATTTTCGGCGCAACACTTTTGACATCACTCTTCGGGTCGACGAGACCCCCGCGCAGCAGACGCGCTGGAATGGACTGACAAGCAACAAGGGCGCAGGCCTGTTTGGCGCTGAAGCAGAGAACTTCATTCGAACCATCTATGATGCAAAGCGGTTGTTTATTCGGCTCACCGAAAACAACGGCCAAAATCATGATGCAACCTTTGAACTGGCCGGAAGCCAGGAAGCTTTCGAAGATGTTGCCGGGGCTTGTGGCTGGACAACGCATTCCCTGACCAAAGACGACTACCGAGCCATCCAGACGCTGTTGAACGCAGGTGGTTTCAACACCGGAACGCCAGATGGACAATGGGGAGCCGGATCCAAGGAGGCAATGAGAGCCTTCCAGACGTCCGTCGGCATTCCCGCGACGGGGGCACCTGACCGGGCGACGTTGCAGCAACTTGGCTTCGGCGGGTAAAGTCGGCCTCTGTCAGTACCCAACCTCGCGTTGATGGCGGACCGCGAGGATGACCGCGGCCTCACCATCAAACCGATAAAGCGACACATAGCCACTGTCGCCAAAGGTGATGAACCACTCACGAAATTCCGGATCCATGTCCTCGACCGGTCGTCCTGCGCCCGGTTGATCGCGCAGGATGTTCATGCCCTCACGAATGGATTTGGCTGCGCGGCGGGCGGCATCGGGGTTCTTGTCGGCAAGGAAGCGATATAGCCGCTCGACATCCCGCAGGGCTGCGGGCGACCAGATCAGTCGTGGCATTCAGGTGCCGCCGCCTCGTCGCCTGCTTCCAGCTTGGCCAGCCAGGCATCGGCTTCGTCATGGGTCACGTGCTTGCCGGTCGCCTGATACTCATGCCAAGCCCGCATCCCGACCTGCCGAAACGCCTCGCGCTTCTCTTCTCGCTCGACAAATTGCGCCACGGCCTCACGCAGCATCCAGTGCGTGGAGCGGTCCTTGGCATCCGCCAGCCGTTTGAGACGGTCGCGGGTGTCCTGATCGAGCTTTACGGCAATGGGGCGGACGGCGTTCATTCGGGCGACTCCGGGTGAGTATTCATGGGTATTACCTTTAGCATATCCGCGGCCATCGCAGAAGTCACAATTCAGGAAGTGCGCGGTCATGCCCACCACTCGCGAAACCGTCCTCGCAGCCCTCCACGCGCGGCTGCAGTCCGTTGCCGCCCTTGTTCTGCGCGATGAGGTTCTGCCCGAGCGGATCCCTGCTGCGGGGTTGATCATCCTGCGCGATGGCCAACCCGGCGAGCCCGAGGTGACGCTGTCGCCCTTGCGCTATCACTATCAGCACCGCGCCGAACTGGAAGTTGTCGTCCAGGCCGGAACCGGCCGAGCCAGCGCCTTCGACGCCCTGATCGCTGCCATCGGCACCGCGCTGGAGGCCGACCGCACGCTTGGCGGCCTTTGCGACTGGGTCGAGCCTGAAGCCCCCGCTTCGGTCGATCTGCCCGTCGAGGGCGCCGCGGCGCTGAAGGCGGCGGTGATCACGCTCAACCTGCATTACACCACCACCGGCCCTCTGGCCTGACACCCCCACAAAAGGAGACAGATATGGCACGTGCGCAAGGCGCCCGGGCGCAGATGGCGCTCGGCTTTGAGACGGTTTACGGCACCCCGCCGGTCGGCGGCTTTACCAGGATGCCCTTCGCCAGCACATCGCTGGGGTCGGAACAGCCTCTGCTGAACAGCGAGCTTCTGGGCTATGGCCGCGACCCGCTGGCCCCGATCAAGGATGCCGTCACAGCGGACGGCGATGTTGTGGTGCCGATCGATGCCGAGGCCTTCGGGTTCTGGCTCAAGGCAGCTTTCGGCGACCCGGTCACCACCGGTGTTGGCCCCTACACCCACGAATTCCGCTCGGGCAGTTGGACACTGCCCAGCATGTCGATCGAAACCGGCATGCCCGAGGTGCCACGCTTTGCGATGTATTCCGGCTGCGTGCTGGATCAGCTGTCGTGGCAGGTGCAGCGCTCGGGATTGCTGACCGCGACCGCTCGGCTGGTGGCGCAGGGTGAGGCGATTGCGACGACGACCGGCGCGGGCACGCCCGCCGACCTCGCGCTGAAGCGGTTTGGGCATTTCAACGGCGCGATCAGCAGGAACGGCACCGCGCTTGGCAACGTGGTTTCCGCGGAAATCACCTATGCCAACAACCTCGACCGGATCGAGACCATCCGCAGCGACGGCAAGATTGACGGCGCAGACCCGTCCATCGCCGCGCTCACGGGGCGGATCGAGGTGCGCTTCGCCGACAGCACGCTGGTGACGCAGGCGATCAACGGCGATCCGGCCGAGATCGATTTCGCCTACGTCCTGCCTTCGGACGAGAGCTTCACCTTCACTATTCACGCAGTCTACCTGCCGCGCCCCCGGATCGAGATTTCCGGGCCGCAGGGCGTGCAGGCAACGTTCGACTGGCAAGCGGCGCGCGACAGCGTCGTCGGCCGCATGTGCACCGCAACCCTCGTCAACAGCATCGCGAGTTATTGACCATGATCCGCCTGAACCTGACCGCCACGCCAGAATGGCTGGACCTGGCCCCCGGCCTGCGCCTGCTCGTTGCCCCGTTGACCACGGCCTTGATGGTGTCGGCTCGCGCTGATCCAGCCATAGAGGCCCTCCCGGAAGGGGCTGGTCAGGAAGACCTGGCCCTCGCCATGGCCAGGGCTGTCGCCCGCCGCGCCGTGCTGGATTGGGAGGGTGTCGGCGATGATGCAGGCAACATCGTTCCCGTCACCCCCGAGGGCATCGATGCCCTTCTGGAAATCTGGCCGGTCTTCGAGGCGTTCCAGACCCAATACGTCGCGCGCGGCTTGCTGCTGGACGCGGAAAAAAACGCCTCCGCGCCCTCGCCGAATGGTGCTTCGGCGGGGGCGACCGCTACTGCGCCGCCTGTACGGGGCCCTGCCCGAACTGCCCGGCAAGACTGAACCGGCCCCAGACCCAGGACGGCTGGCAGGTCTGGGATCTGGTCGGCCGACTTGGCGGGCAGTTGCGGGTGATCCCCGGCGCGGTGCTCGGCTGGGACATGGGCGCGGCATTGGCGCTCGCCCGGGCGCTTGGCATCGACACCCTGATCGCCGCCGAACTGCTGCCGGAGATCGAGGCGGTGATGGTGCGCCGCTCAAACGAACAGATGGAAGGAAGCCGCGATGGCTGAGAAACGCGTATCCGTGCGCCTCGTGGCCGAAGGCGGCCGCCAGGTGCGCGCCGAGCTTGAAGGCGTGGGCGCGGC